CTCCCGATCGGGAGACGTGCCAGAGTGGCTTAATGGGCACGCCTGGAAAGCGTGTAGGCGGGCAACCGTCTCGTGGGTTCGAATCCCACCGTCTCCGTGAAATCGTTCGACTACTTACCGTCCAATAGGTGGTGCCACGTAAACCGAACAGCCAATGCGCGACTTGCTCGAAGCCTCTTTATCAGAGGCCAAGCCAGATGCAGTGGAACGCCTTCTGCTCTGAAAAGTGTCGATATGCGGAGAAAAGTCCGCATCCTCGTCGCTCTGCACAGCGTAAATGCGAGTCATGCGGCGAGCCTTTCAAGGCATCAAATCGCAAGAGTAGATGCTGTAGTAAGGGTTGTGCCAACTCTCTTCGCAGAGGCTCGCGCTACAAGCGCGGTGAACGTCTCGATCGTCGTTTGGTGGTGGCAAAAGCCAGCGGCATCGATTGCTGCATGATCCAGGGATGTAGTTACGATCGGACTCTCGATGTTCATCGTGTTATTCCTGGACGAGAAGGAGGCGAATACGTTGCGGGCAACATGGTTTTACTTTGTCCCAATCATCATGCCGAGATCACCCGAAGGCTTGGTAGCCTTGTCAGGCTAGATGAATGGACATTCAGGATGGACTACCCGAAAGCTGGCGACGGGACCGGATTCGAAACCCGGCGAGCGAAAGCCTTGTGAGTTCGACCCTCACTCCATCCGTGTAGGTCAAGGGACCGGAATAGTCGTCTCTACTTAGTGAGTCCCTCGGGAGACGACAACCTACTGCATTGCTCCTCGCCGTCGTTGCGCTGTGGCCGCGCCGTACTAAGTACGGAGTACGCGGCTGCCTTAACCACTGGCGAGGTTCACGGGGCTATAGCTTAGTTGGCAAAAGCGTGTGTCTGGCAGACACGAGATCTCGGGTTCGAGTCCCGATAGCTCCATGCGGGAAGTCGTGCCCCCGCTATTCGGCACCAGGGCTTGTGCAGGTCGGAACCTCCGAGGAAGGAGGTGACGGCCGATGAATCACAAGTCACAGAAGACGCTAGTGGTAGCTGGCGCATCACGGCGACTTAGCTCAGACGGTAGAGCACTCGACTGAAAATCGAGGTGTCCCCGGTTCGATTCCGGGAGTTGCCACTACCTATGGCTGCGGTCTCGAAAGGGGCAGGCGGACCTAAGGGAATCTCCTCGTATCAGGTTCATCCCTGGCGCGGGGATACGGAGTACAGTCCACCCGGTGGTGGTACCTCTCTGATAAGGAGGTCGCGCTGAGTTCAACTCTCAGGTGCTCCATGTACGGCCCGGTAGTTTAGTGGTGAGAACGGGGGGCTTTCATCCCTCTGGCCAGGGTTCGATTCCCTGTCGGGCTATGCGGTTTTCTCTGTCCGTGTGACTTACAGAGACGTTGGGATCGCGATTCTACATCGGCTCACGATAGAAGTCGATCTCGGCCCGCCTAGCAGAATTGGCATATGCGGCTGGTTCAAGCCCGGCGTCTTTTCTCGGTTCGAGTCCGAGGGTGGGCATGTACTTGGGTAGTGAGAAGTAACGGTTACTTCGTAGCTCAATGTAAGAGCGTTTCCCCGATAAGGAAAATGTTGCTGGTTCAAATCCGGCCGACGCCGAAAGGCGACCACCGTCTTCGACTTCCTCCCGAGTCTCTTCAGTACAGTCAAATTCCCCCGGAAAGGGTGGTGCAGGATGAGCAGGTTCAATAGGTCCACGGCAGGAGTAGTAGCTACTCCGGACACAACCAACTTCGCAGGCGGAGCCGCCTTCTCTCAGACTCCTGAGATGGAACTGGCGTCCCTCCTGCTCACGTCTTTCGTACGTGATGAGTACTACGAGAGCGCCAACGATCTCCTGACTCGCGTCAGGGCTCTACTGCCACAGGTCTCGCCGGAGTTCGCAGCCAAGGCTGCCATCTTCGCACGTGACGAGTTCGGCATGCGCTCGATCTCTCACGTCGTGGCAGCCGAGCTAGCCAGGTACGTCTCCGGACAGCCCTGGGGCAAGAGCTTCTACGACCAGATCGTGGTACGCGCCGACGACATGACAGAGATCCTGTCCTACTACTGGTCCCAGAACGGCAACGGCGCCTCGGTGCCAAACGCCATGAAGAAGGGCTTCGGTAGGGCTTTCGGTCGTATGGACGGCTACAAGCTGGCCAAGTACCGAGGCGAGGGTAAGGAAGTCTCGCTGGTCGATGTCGTCAACCTGGTTCGCCCGGTTCCGTCCGACAAGAACCGAGATGCCCTCAGCAAGCTCGTAGCGGGTAAGCTTCGCAACGAGAACACCTGGGAGGCTCGCTCCTCCGCAGCGGGTTCCGATACGGATGCCAAGGCAGCCGTCTGGGAGTCACTGATGGATGAGGGTCGTATGCCCTACTTCGCTCTGCTGCGCAACCTGCGCAACATCGAGGCTACGGGTAACGACGAGTTGATCGAGAGGGCCTGCGCTCAGTTGGTTGGAGACAACCCTGGTGAGCACAGAATCCTTCCGTTCCAGTTCCTCACCGCATACGAGAACGTCTCTGACGGTCGTGTGAAGAGGGCTGTGAGTGAGGCTCTTGATGGAGCCTGTGAGAACGTCCCGTCGCTCAGCGGCAGGATGCTGATCGCGATCGATCACTCCGACTCGATGACCATGCGTGGAAACGGATTCGTATTCGGTTCGCGTAAGCGAATCGCCGATGCATTCGGCGCCATCATGCTCAGGTCCAACAACGCAGCCGATATCATGGTGTTCGGCACCGACGCTGGACTCGTGGGGGGCACCAACCCCGGCGATTCAACGTTGACGCTGGCTAAGCAGTTGGATGCCCTGCCGCCTCCCGGAGGTCATGGAACCTCGTTCCATCGCATCTTCGAGGTCGCTCAGAAGAAGTACGACCGAGTCGTCATCTTCAGCGACATGCAGGCGTGGCAGGAGTCGAGGCAGAGCACTTGGTATGGGTACCAGCATCCAGGTGAGTCGCTGAAGGCTTACGAGAGGCGCGTCGGTCACCGACCGTTCGTGTACTCGTTTGACCTAGCGGGCCATGGAACGCTGGCGTTCCCGGAGAAGCGCGTCTTCTCTCTCGCGGGTATCTCCCACAAGGTCTTCGACCTGATGGAGGGCCTAGAGCAGGATCCCAAGGCTCTGGTGAGCAAGATCAACAGCGTCAAGCTGTGAGGTCTGAGGGCACCTCGTTGCGGTGTTGTGAAACATCGCAACAAAGCCCTCGTCACTGGGGAATAGTCCAATGGCAGTGACGCACGGTTCTGGCCCGTGAGATCGAGGTTCGAGTCCTTGTTCCCCAGCTAAAGTCGCGTAGTGAGACATGGAGTTACTTCGCTCATAACGGAAACTAACACTCCGGTCATTTTTCTCGCGCATTTCTTTGCCCGCTTGGCTGGAATTGGTAGACGCGACGGACTTAAAATCCGTTGCCCTTCGGGGCGTAGGAGTTCGAATCTCTTAGCGGGCATCATGGTGAACGTAGCTCAATTTGGTTAGAGCTTCCGGTTGTGATCCGGACGGTTGGGGGTTCGAATCCCCTCGTTCACCCTTTACGTGCCTGTGGGCCGGTTTGCCCTAAGCGGTGGCTTATATCCCGTGATCTCTCGGGTTCAACTCCTGACAGGCACATCTTCTGGGGGTGTAACAAACGTTGGCTTTGTACTCGCCTTTTAAGCGAGGGAACGCGGGTTCGATTCCTGTCGCCCCCACTTGCAATCCTGTGTGGGATTGTTGTATACTTCAATATCTATGCCGGATTCGTCTAGTGGACTAGGACACCTGGTTCTCAGCCAGGAAACGGGGGTTCGATTCCCCCATTCGGTATATTAAGTCTAAGTCAGATTTGGGCCATAGGAAGCATGAGTCGAGCTAGATCTATTGCACTCCCTTCAGGCGAGATCGTCTGGTTCGATGTGCATCGCAATGGCCAGAAGGCCACGGCGGAGCAGCTAGATCTAGTCGCTGCGATCCTTGACCTCGAACTAGATGAACTTCTCGATGAGAATCTCTCTCAGGGCGAGGTCATCAGCATCCTTCGCGGAGCCCTCAACCAGGGCACGGTTCCTCCGGATATCGAGGAGCGCCGCGAGCGGGCTCGTAGAGAGCGGGCCGAGGCCCCCAAGTGCCGCATCTGCGAGCGCGAAGGCGATTCGACCAAGCATCACTTCGTTAATCGCTGGATGCTCAAAGAGCTTTCAGACTACTCTTGGAAGTGGGCCGATCGACGCAACAACTGTATCCCGGTTTGCATTAGCTGTCACCGCGATCTCCATCTCCGTAACGACGGGCCACACCCGATCGTTGGCTTTCTCACCGAAGCCGAGAGGGCGTTTGCTCAGAGGGCTCTCGATGCGCTCAGCAATGAGCACCCCGCCATTCTCGTATTGGTGGCTAAGGGGTCTGACGAGACGTATGAGACGCGACTAGTTCGCGATTACCTCTACGGGAAGTTTCTTTCGTAGATACGCGTTTATAGGTTCTTGCGAATCAAACTTTCACATACGCCCTTATAGCTCAATGGATAGAGCGTTGGTTTGCGGAACCAGAGGTTGCTAGTTCGAGTCTAGCTAGGGGCATGTCCAATTCATTCAGGAGTACCAGATGGTTGGCATCGCTTGAATAGCGCAGGTTCGAGTCCTGCTAAGCGCGCTGTTGCCCCTGTAGCTCAGCGGACAGAGCGCCGGTCTTCGGAACCGGGTCGTCGCGGGTTCGAATCCTGCTTGGGGCGCTACGGAAAATGGGGTAGTCGTATAGTGGTTATTACAGCGGCTTGCCATGTCGCAAACGAGGGTTCGACTCCCTTCTGCCCCTTTTGAATCGGCGCCATACGACTGCAATCGTATTGGCTAATCCACAACGAGAGTCCTCAGTGGGCCTGAGGTGGGTGGGGTAAAGTTATCAGGTGAAGGTCGAACTTAACCCATCGATACTGATAAGTCGATTCATTTATGCAGAGACAAGCCTTGGTAGGCTAGCTAGGCTCATAACCTAACGTATTGTCAGTTCGATTCTGACCTCTGCTATCTCCGTTGTACCGGTCGCAGGAGACGGCTCAGATCCGCTCTTGAGGAAGGTCAAGACACTCTGGCGCGGGCTAACCGCGTCATAGATACCAACCCTATCGAGGGAGACTGAATATCCGATGCCGCCGCAGGTTGGAGTCCTGGGAGTCGTAGGACCTCGACGGCACGGCAGAGTGCAACTCCAAAATAGTTGCCCGAGGCTTTCGGCTAGGGGTAGACAAGGTTGGGGGCAGTACTTTGCTGCCCTCCACACGTGTACTTAAGAATCGTGTGTGGAGGCAACAGCAATTGACACGTAAAGGTGGTACCAGCAGGGAGGAGAAGCCCTGCTGAGGTAGATGATCGGTCATATCCAGGTTGACCTGGTGGAACAGAATCTTGCCTATGCAACGGAGATTCATTCGGGAGTAGTTTAACGGTAAAACTGCGGTTTTTGGGGCCGCCTTTCTGGGTTCGAATCCTAGCTCCCGAGTTATGCGCAGGCGCCGCGACAAGACAGACCGCTCCTCGCCACGACCAGAGGAGCGTAAGCCTGTCTTCGATCCGGAACGCGCAGAAGAGATCGAGCGTCGCAAGGAAGCCCTTGAGAAAACTCGGAGACAACGCCGACGCCGGTAAGTCACAGAAAGTTTGTAATCTGGGGTTCTTAACCTCACGAAAGTGCAAATAGTGTCCTTTTCAGAGGACACTATGCCCTTGAAGCATTTATGGATGATGTCCTGCCTTGTAAGCAGGTGAATCCGGTTCGATTCCGGACTGGGGCTCTTGGCCGTGATGACGGCCTAAAAGATGGGATTCCATCTTATTATCGAATGCCACGGGTGGAAGCTCACCCCAAAGGCCGGAGGTTACCGGTGGGTTCCGGTGAAAGCCCGGACTTACGGGGCCTTAGTGATAACGGCTAGCACGATGCGCTTGCAACGCGTAGGTAAGGGTTCGATTCCCTTAGGCTCCATAGGATCCAATTCCCGAAAGGAAGGTGAGCATGAATAGGTTAACCTAACAAGGAGCCATTCATGAACCACAAGAGGTCCCGCGCTACCGCTCGCAAGGAGGGTAAGCGCATCGACACCAAGAGGGCTCGTGCCGCCCAGGATCAGGTACTCCGTGGCGGTCACGCTCGGATCATCCGCTACTGGTGGGGTCCCGTCCCTCAGCAGCCGCTGCTCGAAGAGAGCATGCGCCGCAAGAAGATGTCGAAGAAGAAGCGTGCCAAGAAGAAGCGCTTCCAGGGCTGCCCCGGCCGTCCTCGGAAGGCTCACCAGTTCATGTACGACACGGCGATGATCACCGTGATCGATCACTACAACTGGTATGACGGTCACACCTACAAGGACATCGAGGTACCGTACCGTCTCTGCGCCCACTGCTCTCTTGAGCAGGTTAAGCGCTACGGGCGCTGGACGCGGAAATCGCATTGCGCGTAATGCGTCAGTTCTGACGCGTTAGTTCCCGAATCAGGGGTTAATGCGTCATCTTTGAAGCGTTATGCAACTTCAAAACAAGGCCTGCGGGTAAGCCGTGAGTGCCCTAAAAACCACGGACAGCCGGGAAGCGCGTAGGGTGACCGACATCCTCGTGTTCGGTCCCGGCACCTGGGGACATAGCTCAACGGTCAGAGCGTCCGCCTGTCTAGCGGAAGGCTGTGGGTTCGAATCCCATTGTCCTCGTAATGCATTGCGCAAACGTAGTAAGGCAGTTGGTTTGAGAACAGAGGATCACTCGCCCGAACCCGCGACCACAAAGGTCGCACCTTCGAGCGAGTATGGGTTATAGGTGAAGTAATACATCTCAACTGTGCCGTCCGGGTTCACGAACGTTTCATGGTTCGTTCCCGACAGCAAGGTCACTTGCTCGTGAAGTTTAAAAGCATAAAACGGCCCATAGTGTAGGAGATCATCACACTGGATTGTCTATCCGGAAACCGGGGTTCGAATCCCCGTGGGCTGATTCCAACTACTTTTGCGTGCGGGCATGATCTAATTGGCCATGATTCCACCCTTCCAAGGTGGCCGTCCGGGTTCAAATCCCGGTGCCCGCTCTTGACGATGTAGCTCAGTACGCCCCACGAGAAAAGTAGAGCAAGGGCAGATCGCCCTGTGTCGGTTCCTGGCTAGGACCCATCGTCAACATGCCAGTGTAGCTCAGTGGTAGAGCAGTCCCCTCATAAGGGATGTGTCGGAAGTTCGATCCTTCCCATTGGTACTTACTTCTCGGGCGCGAGCGTACTTGCCTGCTTGACACGCGGGTACACTTTGCTGTATACTTCTCTTCATGAGCAGCACCAAGACCTACGCCATCACCGAGCCCGTGTACCACGGTCGGTTCAACAAGGACAAGACCGTCCTGGCGGGACGCGTCTCGAAGGTCAAGGGTGGCTGGCAGAACGACCAGTCCTCGAATATCCACAAGCGTCAGCACGACGCGGCGAAGGCTCTCATGGCCATCGTCTTTCCTCAGGAGGCGTAGATGGGCGCGACCGCAGAGATCACCCGGCTCGAAGAGGCGATGGAGGAGGCGTCCTGGGACCACGGCTACGGCTCTCAGGAGTACCTAAGGGCCTATGACGAGCTTCACGCCGAGGTCTACAAGGAGATGGGGCTTCCGGCGCCACCCAAGCTGGCAGAGCAGGCGGAGTAGTGAAGCTCCGTCTCCTCATCAACGGTGGGTGTAACTCTCAGCGTTTTGACAGTCCGACCAATGGCTCCCTGGTGAAGCAAATCGCCCTTGCTCATGAGCGCGGAGACGACTGGAATGTGATCCACGAGTTCGGTCAGCCTCTGAGCCCGAACCATGCGGCCAAGTTGATCGAGGCCGTCGCCGAAAGAGTGGCATCGTGAAACGCTCCCGCCTGGCTTACGTCTTTGCCGCAGTGCTGACAGCCTTGTGGATCCTACTCGCACTGTTTGGCCCCGTTGAGGCCGATGCTGATGTTCCGCTTCCGAAGGCGACCGCTGAGAACTTCGTGAGTGCCGCCTTTGCGATTAGCCCGATCGAGCAGCCCGCTGAGTCCTGGGTCAACGGTCATCGTTGCATTCAGAAGAACAGCGGTGGGTGGCGTTGTCCGCTCACCGTGCGCTGGAAGCCTGCACGGACGGAGGCATGGACGGATATTTGCCGATTGATGGTCGTCGTCTGGAACCGAGGGTACAGGTTCCGGGGGCTCGAAAGGTGCCCTGGTCTCCACGAGCGCTAGGGGGCTTTCTTTCTCATCGACTCGCTGAGTTAAGGGGCGATGAGTGTTGAAGCAGCAAAGAAGGAACTCGCCGAGGCCCGCCGTCACCGCGACCGCGTAGACAATAAGATCCGTGAGAAGCAGAAGGCTCGCCGCGAGGTTCTAGAGCGTCTGCGCAGCAAGCGCGATCGAGACCCCAAGGATGAAAAGCGTCAGAAGGAACTCGATCGCGAGATCGAGAGCCTGGCAGCCGAAGTTGGTCGATACCGCGACCGAATTCAGAAGCTCACCGATAAGCACGAGGATCTCCAAGACGAGGTCGATAAGCGTGCCCGCAAGCTTAAGGCCGCTCGCAAGCGCCGCAAGGAGCGCAACGAGGGTGGCGCTAAGGCTGCCGTTAAGTGGGCTCGGGCGCAGAAGGGTAAGCATGAGTCTCCGCCTGGCTCCAACTGGGGTGAGCCTGTGCAGACCTGGATCAGGAACGCTGGCTACGGCGGGCCTGTGCCGTGGTGTTTTGCACCAGGAACCCTTATCAATACAACCGAGGGCCTGCTTCCTATCGAGGAGATTAATGTCGGAGATCGGGTAATTTCCGCGCATGGCGATGAGGCCCTGGTGGGCGCCGCTCATGTGCGCGAAGGTATAGATCGTTATCGGCTTAAAGCTCATGGAATAGATCAGACCATCGCATCCGGCGAACACCCCTATATCGCTCGCCGCCGTTTAAGCGCCGAACGAGAGTATGGGGACCCAGAGTGGGTCGAAGTGCAAGACCTTCAGCCTGGGGATCTTATTGCACAGCCTCTTCTCGGAGGCGATGAGCCAATGGATTCGGCTAAGGCATACATCATTGGTCGCTATCTTGCTGATGGTTGGGGAACTCGTCGTAAGCCCAGGTTAGGTCGAAGGGCAAGAGTAGAGCGCTTCATTTGTGGTGATCACTCAGAGAGGGATGAGATTGCAGATGCTCTTGACCGAGCCGGTTTGGGATATTCTGAACGCGAATATCGCACCGTGGTGCAATTCGCCCTTCGCGTAGACGCGCGAGATCTTCTTGCTGAGTGTGGAAATTCGGCGGGAGAAAAGAGACTTCCTGGTCGAGCACTTTCTTGGAATCGCGAAGCTCGTGAGGCCCTGATGCAGGGTTATATCGATGGCGACGGATGTTCTTATGAAAACACTGTTCGGGCAAACTCAATTAGTCGTGAACTCACTCTTGGAATGGCTCAGATTGCTAGGGGACTCGGCCATATCGTTACGGTTAGAGTTGATGAGAGGGAGCCCGTTGGCACTATTGAGGGTCGAGTAGTTAATCAAGCTACAGAACGCTACACGCTTACCTATCGTCCGGAAGGGATCATAGAAGGTAAGAGCCAAGTAGTAACTGGGATCGATAACCATGCATGGGTACCAGTACGAAGTGTCGAGCATCATGATGTTGGCCCCGTTCACAATTTGACGGTGAGCGGAGAACACACTTTCGTCGCTGATGGTTATGCTGTCCATAATTGCGGATGCTTCGCTCACGAGGCCGTAGTCGAGAACGGTGCCGCTGATGTCACCGTTCAGCTTGGCTACGCCCCCAACATCACCAACGCCGCCAACGCGGGTACCGGTGGTCTTAAGCGCGTCTCGCCGTCCGAGGCGAAGGCCGGAGACATCGGCTCTCTGTGGAATGGCGAGCACGTCGTAGTGCTTCGAGGCCCTGTCTCTGGTAGCACGGTGCCCACCGTCGAAGGTAACACCTCCGCTGCGGATGGATCGCAGACCAACGGAGGCGAGGTCGCGATCAAGACGCGTAACCTCTCCGACTTCGACGTGATCGCACGGCCTGCCTACTAAGGGCGCGACCACACGTGATTCAGTCACTTAATATGAATCTTACCCAGTGGTCTGCACTGGGAGACCTATACTCACACGTTCAACTGTCTAACAACTTTGACAAGATTGACAACCACGATCATACTGAAAACAAGGGCAAGAAGATTCCGGCCGGTGGACTCGATGCCAATTCGGTTGGTAGTGCACAGCTTCAGACTAACGCGGTCACTCAGGCGAAGATGGCCGATGGATCTGTTGGTACCGCTGAACTTAGAGATGACGAGGTGACAGTTAGTAAGATGGCTAGAGGAATTAAGGGTGCGGCATCGGTAAGTACTTCCACCCCGGAGACCACGAGTAGTGAGTCCTGGGCGAATCTACCAACTGCGGATAGCGTTTCTGTTACGCTGGTCGCAGATGGTCTAATTGCTGTTAGCTATCGAGCCCTAGTACAAAGCTTTGGAGATTACGAGGGCGCTCACGCGTCCTTGTTTTTAGACAATGGTCAGGTAAAGCTGATCACGTCAGGTGGCGCCCCAGCCGCTCAGGATATTATAATTAGTGACTCAGAATACCAATGGTTGCGCACTACAACTACTGGTCTTTCATATGTAGCGGCAAGTGGCGACGCCTCGGATGACATTTCTACGGGTCTGGTTGCTCCGGCCTTTTGTCTCATCGAGGCCCCGGCTGGAACGCATACTATCTCTGTGCGCTATAGGGGTGATCATTCGGGAGGGGTCGATCCAGTCTATACGAATGCACGTGCTAAGGACAGAGTACTTAGAGCCTTTGCTTACAAGTTTAGTTAGGGCTTCGTTGGGTTAACGAATGTAATCCCCCTCTGTACCACTGCGGCTGACAGAGGGCAATCAACCAGAAGAGGACCATAAACCATGGCACGTTATCTGCCTATTGAGGGCCTATCACGTAATCGCTTCCGAGTCGGCACCCAGAAGGTTGTCGCCGGAGCCGTTACCTGGGTCAACATCGCTGACGGCAAGGAGCGCAGGGATCTCGCTCATCACTCCGCGCTCGGTTCCTACATCGTTGTAGGACCCGTCTCGGCATCATCTGACGATGTCGTCGTTGACTGGGGTTTACAGACCACTCAGGGCTCAAGCGGCTCCGACATGGTCATCACCACCGAGCCTGGCGAACTTCTCAACCGTACCGATCAGACGCGTGTTGACGTTGACTCGACCGATCTGACCATCGCGACCGCCGACGCTACCAACCCCCGTATCGACCTCGTTCAGGTCAATACATCTACTGGCGTTGTCAGCAAGAAGAACGGTACCGCAGCAGCTACTCCGGCCGCTCCGGCGCCCGACACTGACAACATCGCTATCGCGAATGTCAGCGTTCCAGCTAACGATACCGCAATCACCACCAACCAGATTACCGATCGTCGCCCACGCGCCTAATCGAACTCTCGGGTTGTCCACAGAGGGCCTGCTTCGGCGGGCCTTCTGTCGTTGTAAGGGGTGCAGTCCAGTAAAGGAGAATGATGGCTGATCCAGCCAAGGTATCGTCAAGAGAAGAACTCGCGGAGATCGCCACCGAACTCAGTGACGAAGAGGTCAAGAGGGTTGGTGAGATCTGGGGCCTGCTGACTCAGAAGTACAGCACCAAGATCAACTCGGTCCAGAACCTAGAACACTTCCGTGACGAGGCGCTGACGCGGTTCGCTGAGGCCAACATCCTGGTCGAGGTTGATCCCACCCCTTGCTTCTATACCGACCCCGCTACGGGTACGAGCGGAGCCCCGGAGATCATCATCTTGGGCAAGGTTGATGGCGATCTCATTCACAAGTATGGCTTCGACCACGAGCGCAAGTCATGGGAGGTCCTTAGGGCGCTTGAGCGTGGCGAGGATTTCTATGGCCAAAAGGAAGCCACAAATCAGGCCGTAAAGGCTGCGAAGCAGCGTGGATCTTCTTGATCAGCTAGACAGCACCTTAGGCGGCGAGGAGGTTGACATTATCACCTTCGCCGAGTCGCCTAAGTTCTGCAACTCAAAGCTGTATCCGAGGCAGAAGCTTCTTCTGAAGCTGATGTTTCTTGAGGATCTCTCGCCTGCCGAAGATAGGATCCTCGACTACTGGATCGCTGGGGGCAACGGCGGCAACGAGATCGAGGTGCCTTCCAACATCCGGGAGCGCATCGAGTGGCTGAAGAGCAACGGCTACAAGCACTTCCCTGAGGTGGTGCTTGTCGGCGGTCGTCGTTGTTCGAAGGGTCACGTCACGGCTATCGCCATGGCCAAGCTCATGTACGACGCCATGCGCCTGGGAGATCCCGGCAAACATTACGGCATCGAGAAGGACAAGACGATTGTCTTCAGCGTCGTCGCTGCCGCTCAGGATCAGGCAAAGGAGATGCAGTACTCCGACTTCCGCAATCGAGTGGAGTCTTGCTATGCCATGCAGAACTCCCTTGGCGACATGCAGGAGTTGAAGTTCTCGGTCCTGACTCAGCGCGACAAGGATCAGATCGCGCTTCGCAAGAAGAACAAGCGCAGGGTTGATGCCGACACTGCCAGCCTGCGAGGTAACGCCCTTCCGGCTAACGCTCGAACTCTTCGAGGATCCACCACCATGGCCATCGTCTTTGACGAGATGGCTCATTTCCAGCAGGGCGAGAACGATCAGTCCGACAAGGAGGTCTACAGCGCCGCTAAGCCCGCTCTAGCTCAGTTTGGCCGTGCCGCGATGGTATTCTGCAATTCTTCCCCCTACTCGAAGGTCGGCACTTTCTACGAGCGCTTCCAGGAGGGTATCGGTCAGGACGAGGACACGGGCGAGTGGCTCAACAATCGCATCTTTCCGATCCGCCTTCCGTCTTGGGCTCTCTTCGAAGGCTGGTGGGAGGACGAGGACTATGTCAATGATCCGGACACCCCGAACAAATGCATCACCGTTGCACCGGACTGGGATCCTGAGCGCAAGAACCCCGATGGCAGCTATTTCTATTGTGAGCATGACCGCATTGCGATCGAGGCAGAGAAGGTTGAAGAGGCGTCCGACCCGATCAAGTACCGCGTTGAGCGCCGTGGCGAGTTTGCCGAGGTTGTTGATGCTTACCTTGATCCTGATCTAGTCGATCGCATGTATTTAGGACGACCCTATGAAACCGAGGTCGAAGAGGGAGACGAAGTCGTTATCAAGCGCTACTACAACGGTTATCAGGTCAACCGTAACAACAACAGCTACACCTTTGACTATTACGCCCACATCGATCCGTCGTCTACCACAGCGGGCTTCGGATTCGCTCTTGGCCATGTCGAGCCCTTCTTTCTTCGAGGTGAACATCAGGATCACGTCGTGTTTGACATTATCCAACGTTGGAATCCCCAGGATTTCCCCGACAAGGTCATCGACTGGGATCCCATTCTCGAAGAGCTACTGCTGTATTGCGATATTTTCCGTCCTAAGAAGCTGACCTTCGATGAGCATCAGACGGCCGCTCCGATGACGTGGCTGAAGAACGAGTGCCGCAAGCGAGGAATTGGCACCAACGTTCATGTTAAAAAGCCAAACATTCAGACCAACTGGAATCGAGCCGAGGTCTTCCGTACCGCGCTTTATCAGGATCTCGTCCATGCTCCTCATGGCGAGCCCGACATTGACTACTCCTCGCAGGAGTTGAAGTTCCTTCAGGAGATCAAGACCGGTCGAGTTCCTCGCGTCGAACATCAGACCGTGGGACCGATTCAGACGAAGGACATTGCTGACGCAATGATGGAGGTTGTAGAGTCTTGCATCGGCAATGAGATCGCAATTAGCGAACGCAATCTGCTTGGTGAGACCAACTTGAGGATGGGCGGTCAGGGTGGCTATGTGGCGGGGTTCACTCCGGTGCCCGGACTGAATGAACGAGGTGCCCGAGGCCCAATGGCAGAGCACTATGGGCGCAGAGGCAATAACGCCTTGGCCAGTCCTACCAGACGTGCTTTTGGAGCCCGTCCACAATCTCGGCGCCTACCCCGGAGACGACTTCCAATCTGATAGCCCCTACAAAGAACGAGTGGGCAAGTAGATAAAGGTTGATCATGGATTCTGAGACAACCTACGTCTTCGAGAATGGCAAGATGTATACCCTCGTCCAGGGTAAGATTGTTGAAGCCGTTGGCGAGGAGGATTACGTAAATGCCGAGCCCTCTGGTCAGGGTCCTGTAGAAATGCCCGCTCCGCCCGAAGAGGTTTCTGCTGATCTTGGCATCCAGGAATGTCCCGAATGCGGTGCTCCTGGTAAGCCCGGCGACTCCTTCTGCGCACAGTGCGGTTCTCCACTTGGTGGTGCCGATCAGGATCGGGAGGCCAACCCTGCTGACTATCCCCAGGACTACCCGAGCCCCGGCATCGAGTTGGGTGGTGAGGCTGGTCCCTACATGGCTTCGACAGAGAATGGTGGAGCGAATCAGTACACTGCAAGTGTGCAGACGATCTCCACTCCGAACGGTCTTGAAGGCCGCGTACTTACGCGTACCGCAGGACTATGGAATGACGAGGTGACCGTACGCCTCGCCAACGGCAACATTGTTCACCTGCCAGTCAATAAGGAGATGAAGTTTGCAAGCGTGGCTGAGGAGACTGTGGATAATCCTGTGGACGCCCTTGACGTACGTCTTGCCGCCCGTGTTGACGGTGGCGACCGTGCGGATCTTGAAGCTCGTAAGGTGGCGCTTGAAGAGATTCTCTCTGAAGCTCAAAGTAGGATTGCGGGCACCACTGATTCCGAGGCGGCGCGACTGAACACCATTATGGTGCAGGCCTCTTACGAGGCTCGCGAAGTCGCCGATGCCATTCAGCATATCGCTGAGTTAGAGGGTCAGGCTTACCGCCCACCCGCCGCTCCGTTCTCTATGACTGCCGTTGAGCAGGCGTCTGTTGGTGCCGGGGATGGATCCTGGCTGGACGCCACAGTCAACGAGGCCATCAAGGAGGCCAACGAGCGAGACTACGAGAAGATCATGAATGAGGGTCCGGAGGCGTTCGTCGCCGCTCTCGATGATGCTGCTGTGGCCAACGCCGGTACGACCCGCTCGATGGCCGAGTCCCACATCATCTCTCTAACCGCTGGCGCCGACGAGGGTGTTCGCGATCGTTACCGCACCGCTTGGCTCGCTCGCGTCGAGGAACAGCGTCGCGCTCAGCACGTAGCTCGCAAGGCCAAGGTCACCGAGAAGGAAGCGGCCGTGGAGGAGGAGGACTACAGCAACCTTCCGGCTGAGTTCGGGTTTGGCGCATGAGTCGGGGGGAAATCAATATCTTCGAGCACCTAGCGGCCTTCGATGACTCCGGGCGCGTAGCCGCTCGTCAGGCAGTCGCGGTCGCCCACAAGCGCGTCTCTGACTACGTCGGCGCGTACCTAAAGACGGCTTCTGATGATGAGCGCGAGGCTCGTCTAGCACTCGCCAGTGACGGCATCGATGTTATCATCGCCTCGGTTGTTGAGGAGTACGGTGGTGATCCGGTCAACATCCGTGAAGCCGTCATGGAGCGTGTTGCCGCCCCTTTAGTTAAGGAGGCCATCGGCCTCTCGCCAATGCATCCCGGTAATGCAGGTGAGGGGGCCGATATTCCGGACAATCGTGGTGCGGGTCCTGCTGGATGCGGCCGTTGCGGGGGTGACGGTGCCCCTGTCGGAGTTCCATGTCCTGAGTGCCACTACACAGGGGGCTCCAACCCGGACCCGAGTTTTGATGATGGCGGCGAACAGGCGTATTTTGATCGCCACGATCCCTCCTACGTTAATGACTTGACGGGTTACAATCTCGAAGGTGATGGCGAGGGTCGTTGGGCTTCAATTCGTGAAGCACGTCGGCCAAAGATGTGCCCGTACCACTCCGAGCTAGTGGATTCCTCGCTTCAGGCAGGCGAGCCCCAGTATGCCGCCTTCTCCTCTCTCGTCGGCGGCCCCTCCCACTGCAAGGGAGGTTTCGATGGCTCCTGCAACTTCAAGCCCGAGATGGTTACCCAGAGTTACTGGGACGGCAAGCAGCAGGAGTACGCCGAACGCGCACAGCAGCGTGAGATCGAGCGCTCCCAGCCCGCTCCGATCGAGAATGTCTTTGACCCGGAAGGTAAAGGTGACGGCATCATCGATCTCAGCGAGGAGCTAGACGACGCACCCAGTGCGGTGGGCGAGGGTGCTCCGAGCGAGCACTTTAACACTGAGCCCGAGATGGCTATGGCTGCCCGTGTCGCCAACGACGAGGATGATGACGACGACAAGTGCGACGAGTGTGGAGCCAGCACTGCCGATGGCGAGGGCTACGACGGTCTTTGCGGCAACTGCGCTGACAAGGCGGAACGCGAAGGCCGTTGGTCTTCGAGGCAGGCCGGTGGTCATAAGCCCGGTTGCGAGTGCGGCTTCTGCAAGAACAAGGGCAAGGGCTTCGGCAACGACGCCGATGGCGACGGCGAGGATGACTCCGAAGAGTCGAACGAGATCACTGCCGCATCTGCTCCCGATGGAGCCGGAGGCGCCGTCAAGCGCGAGAGCCTTCCAAAGGGTGACGAGTCCGGTCTAGGCGGACCCTCCCCCAAGATCGACAAGCGCAAGTGGACTCCGCAAAACGTCAAGAAGGATGTTGACGGTGCCGAGATGAACAACTCTCCTCATCCCACTGAGGGGCAGGACATCAAGGACAAGCCGAGCTTCGACAATGACCTGCATTCAATCGACTCTGTCACTGAAAGACAGGACCTTCCTACGGCTGATGACTCTGGTCAGAGCACTGAGCGCAACGTCAGCGGTCAGGATGGACAGTCTTCCACATGGTCTGGCACAGGTGGTCAGGCCAACCCGGTCACTCAGCAGACGATCTCTTCAGCCAATCCGCTTGAGCAGATCCTTGAGAGTGGCTTCGCGACCTCTAGCGAGGTCACAGCAGCAATCGCACAGTTTGAGTCGAAGGACTAGCTCCTTCGAGCCCTCGAAAGGGGCCTAAGTCATGGCGGATCCACGAGACACCCTGAATCTCGATCAGCAGGTCGAGAACCTCGCAAGGCGTGGAGTTGCCCTTCCGCGCAACGCCGCTCGAAAGCGCCTGAGCGCATCCACGATGCACTCGATGGCCGCCGGAGGCATGGAGCAGCGCCACGCTGATCTTCAGGGAGGTATCGCTGGCGAGGCCTCCCGTATCCAGGAGAACGCCGATCTGATTCGGGCCATGGGTAACCAGCGCCGGGCTTCTCATCGTCGTATGGCCGCAGGAGGCGGCATGGACGCGTTCGCCGCCATGCCTCGCTTCTACGACCCGATGGAGTTCTGGGATCTCTCAGGGCTCCCCTGGAACGTTGCCGACGAGGGTCATCGACACAAACTTCACAAGTGGCTGCGCCTCTACGACGCCACCCACTACCTAATCCCGATCCTGATCGACATCTTTACTCGCTTCCCGCTCGTCGGCATGGAGGTGAAGTCAAAGGATCCCGCGCTAAAGGACTTCTATGAAGACCTTTTCATCGAGCAGCTTGAGTACCCCGATTTCCTCGTTCGCCTTGGTCGTGAGTACTGGACGGTTGGCGAAGCCTACCCGCTTGGATCCTTCGATGAGGACCTGGCCATCTGGGAGCGTGAGGAGTTGATCGATCCGGAGTCGATCGTCATCGACAAGTATCCGATGCTCGGTGAGACTGAGATTAAGATCAAGCCGCCTGACTATCTGAAGAACCTCGCACAGACGAAATCTCCGGCCAAGGAGTTCAGAATGCTTGAACTGAACTTCCCGGAGATGATCCCATATCTGATGCGAGACAAGCATATTCCAATCTCGGGAGTACTGCTTAAGCAGGTGGCCAATCTACAAACGGAATGGTCCGATCGCGGCACTCCGATCTTGCTGCGCGGGCTCAAGACACTGATTAACGAAGAGAAGCTGACGGCGTCTCAGGACGCTATTGCCGAGCGCCTCTACTCGCCTCTGGTGCTTGCCAAGCTCGGAGTCATGGATCTTGGTGACGGTCAGGGGCCATGGGTTCCGACCCCTGATGAGTTAGACGCCTTCCGCGATGATCTCGATCTCGCCATGTCTTCGGACTTCCGTGTCCTAGTTCATCATTTTGGCATCGAGATGGAGTCTGTGTTCGGTCGCGAGCAGATGCCTCGACTTGGTGACGACTTTGATCGCATTGAGCGCCGTCTGATGCAGATCTTCGGAGTCAATCCGTCGCTCTTATCAGCGGGTTCAAACTCGCAGCCTTACGCCTCCTCCGCTCTTCAAGCTGAGTTCATGAATCAGGTACTGCGTACCTACCAGGGCTACCTCAAGAAGCACTTTAAGGAACGAGCGCTGGTGGTTGCAGAGGCTCAGGGACATCAGGATTACGAGATGCGCGGTAACACGAAGGTGCCGATCTACGAAGAGGTCATGAAGGTTGATCCGGAGACCGGTAAGCGTTACCGCGAGACCGTTCCCAAGCCGCTTATCCCAGAGCTTGATTTCGCCTCCTTCGACCTTCGCGACGAGGCCACCGAGCGCCAGTTCCTACAGGCGCTAAGGATGCAGGGTGTTCCGATCCCCGACTCCAAGCTTATGGTTGGCATCGACTACGATATCGAAGAGATGGCCGACGAGTACAACAAGGAGATCAGCAAGAAAACCATTGCTCAGCAGCGTGCGAAGGTCACCACCGTTGAGGCTCTCGAAGCTCAGGGTCTGCCTGTGCCGCCAGATCTTGCTGCTGAAGTTGGCCAGGTACGTGGTGATGCCTCTCAGGTGCCGCCCTCCGCTTCTCCTGGGGGCTTACCCAATATGCCCGGCGCCATGGGTCCCGGCGGTGATCCGGCGGCCGGAGGGGCTTCAGGAGGTCCCGGAGGGCAGATTGTGATGCCTGACCCGCCAGCCGGTCTTGGACCGACCGGAGGGGGTCCCGCAGGAGCCCCAGGTGGTTCGCCTCCGCCCATCAGTGGCGATCCTACGGTTGGTGGCGGCTTCGCTCCGCCAGCCAGCTTCGAGCGCCGTCCTGGTATGCCGAGCCCGACATCAAGCGTTAAGGAAGGGGCCTCGGAGCCCGAGGCCGGAGAATCCGATGGGATTGCCGAGTCTTTTGATACGGTGCCCGCCGATGAGTCAGAGGACAACCCTGAAGCAATGCGTACACGAGATCGCAGCGAAGAGGATCGAACCGTCGATCGCCTTCCCACTCCACCCGAGGAAACTCGCAAGTCCTACAGCTTCATCGATGACCCCGGCTACCTAGATGATGAGGAGATCGATGGAGACGAAGACACAGAGCCCGTTGGACGAACATCAGGAGATAGTGGTCTCGATGATGGAGGCGAACATGCCTCCGAGCGAGATCGTGAAGATTCTGAGGCAGGAGCACGGGATCGAGACAAGCGACAAGAGCCTGAGGCGGGCTCGTAAGCGCTGGGGCTTTGAGGGTGTTCCTGAGGCGGTAGCTGGCTTCGAGAAGTCGGGTCTCAAGATCCACAACGACGACGCCGAGATCATCGCCACTCCGGCGATGGACATCCTGACTCCCGAGGACCTTCTGATCGAGCGTGGCCTTGATCCGGAGGACTGGGACATCTACGACGTGATTGTTAATCACTGGGAGGGCGCCCCTACGCGTTCTGACCAGAAGCGCAACGGCGAGCAGATCCAGATTCGTGGCTATCGCCAGTTGAAGATCAAGTGCAGGCGCATCAAGCCGCTGAGCTTGATTCTTCCGCCGCGTCCAGATGGCCCTGTCTATGAGCCCAAGGGAAGGGCTCGTCGTTCCACGAAGGATCCCAAGCTTGTTGTCTTCACCGGAGATCAGCAGGCGCCGCACTTCGAGCCCACCCTTCATGACCTCTTCTGTGAGTGGATGGCTTTCAACCAGCCCGAAGAGGGGGTCTTGATCGGCGACACGCTTGATCTTCCATCGATCTCGCGACATCCGGTCAACCCGGAGTGGAATCCCACCATCCAGGAGTGCGCTCAGTCGGCCTATGACCTTCTGAAGGACTACCGCAATTCGAACTCCGATACTCAGTGGATTAAGTTGATCGGCAACCATGACGAGCGCCTCAGGCGAGCCTTGATCGATGCGGTCAACTCCGAGTTGTACACGCTCACTCGCCCGAAGGATGAAGGAGATTCGCTTGAAGAGCAGCCACTGCTCAGCATCCGTCACTTCATGCGACTCGATGAGCTTGGTATTGAAGTTGTCGATCCCGGAGGAGACTACGAGCACGCCCAGCACAACGTCTCAAGTCACCTTGCAGCACGACACGGATGGATTGCTACTAAGAATTCTGGGTCTTCTGCGGTTAAAACACTAGAGCACCTTGGCTACTCGGTAGTTGTGGGGCATAGTCACCGTCAATCACTTGTCTACAAAACCACTCATGACATCAATGGGAAGACAACGACCCTCACTGCCGCTGAAACTGGATGTATGTGCAAAATTGAAGGTGGACTTGGTTATGCCGTCGCTCCTGATTGGCAACAGGGGTTTGCTACCGCCGAAGTGTGGCCTGATGGTGCGTTCCGCCTAGATTTAGCTACGTATGTAAATGGAACTCTTTTATGGCGCGATCAACGGTACAGTTAGTATGCAAACGATGTCACAGAGACGATGTTGTGATAGCGCCCGGAAGGCGGGTGTGTAATGAGTGTCGTGCCGATCAAGAGCGGGCTAGACGCAAAGCAAAAGCTTCCGAAATTCGAGCCAAAGATCGTGAACGCGCAGGGCGACCAAAACGCAAAGCACAAATGCGAGAGGCGGATCGGCGACGACAAGGCCGTCCTGAACGAAAAGCTCAAGTGCAAGCGGCCCAAAAGCGTTACAGGACCACTCATCGGGAGCGCAGGAACCAAGAAGCCCAAGATAGGTATTGGGCGAATCCTGAGCGCTTTAGACGTGCTGCTCGGGAACGAGAAAGAGCAAGGCGTTTACGCGATCCTGAGGCCGCTCACGTACGAGACAAGAAGTATGGTCACCGTAAGCGGGCTCGTAAACGAGGAGCCTTTGTTGAGTGGGTGGATCCGGTGATTTTGTTCAGGCGCGATGAGGGTTGCTGTGGAATCTGTGGAGATCCGGTCGATCCGACTGATTTTCATATCGATCACGTCTACCCTCTATCACGAGGTGGAGAACACTCTTATGCGAACACACAGGTGGCACATCCGTCTTGCAATATGCGTAAGGGAGCTACGATCGATGAGTAACGGCAATCTCTACTGGCGGGATCAGAGGTACTCCTGATGGATCATTACGTGCAGTTCTCCGGGGGCTTGGGTCGCGACATGGGTGGGTGCGGCTGCGCACTCGAAGACTGATGCCTCTCACCACCGTAGACCTAGATATGTACGAACAGTGCCGGAAGGTTGGGCACAACTTCAAGGGATCACAATGCACTCGGTGCAAGATCTTTCAACCAAAGGACAGTTATGAGCGCAAAGCAAAGTCAAGACGAGCCAAGGTGCGTTGAGGCCGGGTGCTCCGCATCAGTCGGAGCCAAGGTTCAAATTATCAAGTTCGAGTTCGATGAGAATGCCTTTTTCTCCTGGAACCGTCGCTACGAGGTTCCGGAGGGGTGGACCGAAGATCAGGTGACTGAGTTTCAGGCGCTGAAGACGCAGGAACTCTACGAGGCCATTCAGGAGCTTCATGCTCAGCCAGCGGTGAACTCCATGATGGATGAACGCGATCGTCTCTACGACGAGGCTGGTGGCTGAATGCACGCACCGGATCTTCCTGAGGAGGGCCACTTCGGCGACGAGTACCCGATGCACAATCGTGTGTTGAGTCGCGCGCGCGGGGGGGAGGATCCGGTAAGAATTACGCGTGAAGAGTATCACCTGCTTCGCAATGAGATTGACGCGTACCGACACAGCAGGAAAGGGATCTACGAGATGCCCGACGTAATGGTGCCGCCGCTATTTGACGATGCTGCCGTCCGCCCAGGGAGCTATGGGAGGATCAATTTGGAGGTTGTAGGATGAAGATTTTAGGACTACATGAGCTACAAAGTATCCATACTTCTTGGAATAAAGTGTATGGATACCAAGCGATGCAGTCGTTGTCATGAAGACAAATCACTAGATGAGTTTTACGTTGATCGAACACGAAAGAATGGTCGTTACCCCCAGTGTATAGTCTGCGCCAAAGCAGCTAAGAAAAGAGTTCGTGATACTCCTGAGTATCGAGAGTGGTTCAATGAGTACCGACGCGAATGGAACAAGCGTAATCCCGATAAGCGCAAAGCCATGGATCGGCGCCAAGCACTCAAGAAGTACGGTCTTACTGAGTCAGACTATGAAGCAATGTTGGCATCTCAAGAGGGTCGTTGTGCAATCTGTAAAAGAGAGCCGCAGGAAGATGGCAGGCTATTGGATGTTGATCATTGCCACGACGAAGGGCACGTACGCGGACTTCTATGTAGTCAATGCAACGTTGGAATCGGGATGTTTCGGCATTCGCCTGAACTTTTCAGAAAGGCTATGAGGTATTTAGGATGAGAGTGCTTGGTCTCCATGGAAAAGCGAGAAGTGGCAAGGACACCGCGTGTACGTACATGCAGGAGCACGCGTTTTCGCTCGAAGAGAGATATATCGAGGTTCGGCGAGATGCGTTCGCTGATCGCCTTAAGATGTCGGCGGCTCACGCTCTTGGTGTCTTTGAGGAGGAAATCGATTTCTGCAACGCGCTTAAGGAAGAGGGCTGGATCGAGGTCAAGCTTCCTGCTTTCGGGGGAATTGAGGGAGAAGAGTTCACGGTCGAGCGCTTTACAGGTCGTGAGTACCTTCAGTGGTATGGCACAGAGGCTCACCGAGAAGTTTTTGCTGACGATTTCTGGATTGATCTAGTTGTGCCTCAACAGGGCTTTGAGCGAGCTTCCGTGGACGTGCTGGTGATCACCGACGTGCGTTTTCCCAACGAGGCTCGGCGCATCAAGGATGTCGGCGGGTCGGTCTGGCATATCGTGCGCGCCGATCAAGATGAGGGGGACGCCCACGCTTCAGAGCAAGTATTACCGGTTGAGTTGATTGACAAGCGCATTCACAATGACGGAACACTTGAGGAGTTCAAGATCGAGGTGGTCAACGAATTCGTCAAGTGGATCAAGCCATGAAGTTCGTGTGGCTCAGCCGAACCCTCTACGAAGAGCCGGGCCTGTGGCTTCGTACAGGTCATCAGATGATTTGTCTAGTACGAATACCGAGGAAAAGATGATTGATAAGTTGACTGACCACCTGACTAGTTTTCCTAAACCTGGGCTTGAAGGGCTTCAGGGTGTATACAACATTGATCCTGATGATGCAAGTCGCATTAAGTGGGATTCACGTTACCTCGATGCGGCGAGGCTTTATGCCTCATGGTCTAAGGATCCGAGTACACAGTGCGGTGCTGTCATTGTACGACCTGATCGTGGGTTTGCTGGAAAAATTGTTGGTGAGGGCTTTAATGGATTTCCGAAGAGGTGCAATGACGGCCCGGAGGTTTATGCAGATCGCCCTCTCAAATACGCCCGCGTAGTTCATGCGGAGATGAACGCCCTGCTCAATGCTGCGCAGCCTCTACACGGTTGCACGCTCTACACGTGGCCACCAAACGTCGGACCAAGCTGTGATCGCTGCTCGGCCCATATCATTCAAGCTGGTATTACGCGCGTTGTCTTCAAGATGGACAATGACAAGCTAAAGGGCGGCTTCTCCGACCGGTGGGGGGAGTCGATCAAGCGCGGGCTCGACATGTACGAGGAAGCCGGTGTCGAGGTGATCTACTACTGATGAAGGCGAGTAGGACGACTAAGGTAGCCGAACTGCGCTAGGCTTGGAGGCCCGAACCCAAAAAGGAGTGACCCCTTGAGCCTCGTGGCAATTGACATCGACTCGACCCTCTACGATTTCGAAACACCGTTCAGGCAAGCGTGCTTCGATCTCGCGTTTGATAAGGAGGAGAAGGACAAGGAGACCTATTTCAAGGCCGCCTACCATTCCTGGGTCCAGTGGCGCAGTCCTGCCGATATTGATGATCGTATCTTTACGGAAGCTCTAGCGATCGTCCATAGCGATGATGTCATCAAGAGTCGCCCCTCGTTCGAGGGCGCCGTCAGGGTTTGTAACCATATCTCTGACGAACACGAGATCATCTACCTGACCAATCGGAATGAAACCTGCACCGATGCGACGGACGTTTGGCTCAAGGGACAAGGCTTCCCGGTCGGGACTCTAATCTGCACGATGGAGGATAAGGCTCAGTTCTTGCGCGAGTGCCAGTTCATCATCGATGATCGTCCTCGTACCTTGGTCAACTTTGTCACCGACTTTAAGTGGCAAAGGGAAATGGAATTCTGGAATATGTACGGTTGGAATGAGTATGCGAACAGAGCCCCGCGCAAAGGCTTCAGTCTCATGTACGATTACAACGACAACCTGACAGATTGTGACAACATTTACTTGGCTCCGACTTGGGGCGGCATCGCTCACTACTTGCATAAGACGGGTGTGTTAAGCGGTGTAGATGAAGAAGATGTATCGTGTGTGCGGTCTCGTAAAGAGTATTGAGGGGCTACACAAATGGAGACAGTGATGGCTGATACGGAAGAAGCTGAACTTGCTGGTGCCGGAGTGCATGGTGTGCCACCTACGCCTCCGACTCCGCCCGCGACGACGCAGTCCTCCTTAGGAGATAGCGATCCAACTGTCAGCGTTAGTATCTACGATCTTGATGCTATACGGGCAGCATTGAACACATCTTATTACTTTCACCAGGCGCACGATCTTATGGAGGGCTATCGCGAGTACAAGTCTCGGGTGAAACCCTCTCCAATGACTGAGGGCTTAGGACGAGCGCTAGCTGCGGTTGAAGGTTACTTAGCGGGCACACCACTTGATACACGGGAGGACTGATGGCACAAGAATTCATGGATCTCTTTCCAACCAACTCCGGCTGGGACACCTTACAGCGAGGGAGAGAACCGGACCCACCGATTCGTCAGACCGGTACGGTGCGGTCGGAGCCCATGATTGAGGTGGAGGTCAAGACGCTCGAAGAGATCTACTCTCGGTTGAATGAGTTAACGTATGAGCGCGACTATCGCCTCAATGACTTCAATTTGGATACCATTGCGGATATCCGAGACATGGTGTATAATCTGCTTCGATGACGGTTAAGCTTTTCATCCCAGTGGGCATTCCTGGATGTGGCAAGAGCACTTTCGCCGAGACATTCTTGAGTCATGCGATTTGTGTTTCTACCGATGCGATTCGCAAGGAGATGTTCGGCTCGCTTTTGGCTGCTCACGATGTGAGTAAGCAAGAGCAGAGGCAGCGCAACGATCTTGTCTTTAAGCTCTATCACGAGAAGATCCGCACCAATCTTCAAGCTGGCAAGGATGTAATTGCCGATGCTACCAACCTTGATACTAGGGCACGGCAGCAGCTAAGTGACATTGTGGACGAGACCACTTGTGAGCAACCAATTGAGGTTCACGTCTTGCTGTTCACCAACATTCAAGAGGCGTTCAGACGTAACGAAGAGCGCGACTCTGATCAGGTGGTCCCACCCGAGGTCATGGCTCGCTTTGCTGTCAAGTTCGACAAGGTCGTTCAGCAGATTGACGAGGCGGCCTACGACTCCGTCACGGTGATTGGATGAAGTTTATCCACTTTGCTAGCGGGGTCTTTCGGGGTCTGGGGAGGAGTGTTACAGAGGACACCAACGTCTTTTTGCTCGCCGCGTCGGCGGCACTAGGGGGACGCAGAGGGATCTCGCGAGCATTGCTTGTTTACGTGCTCCTGCGTCGGGCGGATGACTACTTTGGCAGGATGGATCAATGGGTGGAAACCGCTCTATCCGGTCCTGTAATGAATACCAATGAGCAACATCCAAACTGAGATTCCGCTAGGCGCCACCGTTAAGCTACAGCCCGGTTTCGATGAGCTTTACCAGTTAGCCTTTGTTGGCTCGACCGGGCTCGTTAAGGATCACCGTCAGGATATGGGCTTTGATCAGATCTGGGTGCAATGGAATACAGATGATTGGCAGTACAATGGTGAGCGTGATGGCTGGGCCTTCGCCTCTCATTTCAAGGTGATCGAGCTTCCCGACGAGCCTGTACATCCTAAGGACTTCGAGCCCCAGGATTCCGAGGCTCCCGCCATCATGGAAGACTCGAATAATGAACAGATGGCCCAGTTCATTGAGGGCATTACCGAGGCGTGCGATACGGCTTCAGGGGGAGAGGGGTTTATCCTCATCTCTGTTGAGCGCGATACCGATGGCGACCTGATCATAAAGGTGGGTGGAGCGTCTACAACCCCCGAAGCCGGTGCTACGCTTAACGCGTTCTTGAATGCGATCGAAAATGTAGGTCGCGAGATTGATGAAGGTGGAGAGGAGGATCTGAATGGAGATTCGCAGTAAGCATGTCTGTACCGGTTGCGAGCAGGAGCGTAAGACGAAGAATAAGCCTCTGCGTACCGTGAAGGTTTTGCCTGCCGAAATCACCAACACCACTGAGTTCTCTCATCGTGAGCCCGAGGTAGAAACCATTATGTGCGAGTATTGCGATGGAGATGCTCTTCCTAGGGCTCTCAACCTTCATCGGTTCGGAACCTAGTGGGTTGGGTTCGTAACAGCGTTACTGATGGGGAGCTAAACGCTCTCGCGCAGGCTGCTCGTGTGGCTTGGGCCGATGACACTCGTTATCCACGGTCTATCTCTAGTGCCACTGATGCTGGGCAGTGCTATGTCACTGCGCGCTGGTTGGTTGATCGGCTTGGAGGCAAGGTTGCATGTCGTGAAGGTCACTACGTGTGGACCGACAACGACGCCGAGTGGATCATCGATCTCACGGGTCATCACACCGGTCATGTGACCTACGCTAGGAATGCCGGTCGCTACAAGCTGTATCCCACCGTAGACAACGCTCGCACAAAGCGTTTTTCGGCGCGCGCTGACACCATCTTCGAGAACCTCGGCGAACTCAAGAAGCTAGCCGACTTCGGCTTCGGCGGAGATGCCTATCCGGCCGAAGAGGGCGACCGCAGCGAAGAACTCGATCTCGATCACAACCAGTTCTGGCACGACGAGCCTACAGAGTTGCCAGAAACGAAGACATATCAGTTCGTCTATGCTAATGGCGGCCTTGAGATCTCGCCTGAGCACGAGCATAAGGAGCTTCTACAGCACGCCGGACTCTCTACCAGCCACTCTGGTCCCATGGCTGTAGGCTACGTCAGCGTCATTAAGGACCGTGCGACCTGGGAGGTTCAGAGCAATGTCAACATTAAGTCCCTCAACAAAGCCTTCAAGGATTACACCAAGCATGTCGGATGGATCTGGGGCGGCCTTACGAACATTGATGGGGAACCGATCTCGGATGACTTTGCTCCGAAGCGATCCCGAACCCTCCACTGGATCTACGATCGAGATGCCGACCATCTATGGATTGGTCGTTCGCCCGGAGCCGAACTTTCCACTAGGGTTGCTAGCAATTACGAGTTGGGGTCACTTAGAAGTGGAGCGTTGCGAGTGGGATCCGGGCGAGCAACGCTTCAAGGCCCTGCTCCACAGGCCGCTATCAGGGGTCTATACGACTTTTGTTGTGACCGAGGACTACGACTCTTCGCAGTCAACGACAACGCCCTCCACCAAGTAGAGGATCTCGATACTTACGATCGGGGGTCAAACGAAGGTGGCGCCTTTGAGGCCGAGCGCGAGCCATCAGGGTTATACTCATGTCCCTCTTGTGGTGAGTTGTTCCCCAACTGGCACGAGTACCAGAAGCACCGTCGCGAGGCACCGCATGACGAGCCTGAGCCCGACAGCGGGTTTCCTGAGCTAGACATGGATGCGGATTTCCCTCCGCACTTCACCGAGCAGCAGCCAGTGGTCATGGCGACTACGTACAAAGAAGCATGTCGAGTACGTGGCAAGATTCCTCACCATGGTGATCAGTACTTCGTAGCCTACCACTGTGGTTCTCCGTTGGGCTACGCCGTTGTCGGACCTAATGGTCGCATTATTCAATCGTTCGCTGAGCGCGACTATGTCAAGCCATTCATCACTTCGGCTGTCCAGCGCTACACTGGCAACGAGCCTAAGGATATGCTCGATCAGCCTATCCCGTTTGTCTTTGACATCGATAGGGATAAGATCGAGGTCGGAGAGCCTG